CAGTGGTATGTACATAGTAACAAAAGTTACAAGTGTTTTTAGACAAGGAAAATTTGAACAAGAAGTAACATTGACCAGACCACCACATTTTGCCAGAGACGCTAAAAGTGGTACACCAACAGATAAAAAAGCACCATCCTATTCAAACAACGCTTTTAACACAGAAGATGGTGGATTAGGACAAAGTTCATAATATGAGAGACGAAAAAAGAACCACACTGAAAATAAATCCTAAAAAGGACAAAGGACCCTTTGAAGGCATAGTGAGAAATGTGTTGGATCCCAAGTATTCAGGATCATTGGAAATAGAACTGATCAAAACCATAGGATCAAATAATTTTAGCACAGGTCAGATAGTAGTAGCCAGATACCTGCACCCGTTTTATGGAACAACGCCACTCAGTGACACAAAAGATGACAGTGGTAATGACACTGCTGACAGCAGGAACAGTCAACAGAGTTATGGTATGTGGTTTGTGCCACCAGACGTAGGCAATCATGTAATGGTCACATTTATTGAAGGCAATTGGAACAGAGCCTTTTGGATGGGTTGTATCAATCAGTTCGGAATGAATTTTGGAATGCCAGAAGCCAATGTGGCAACATCCACAGTCAAAACCACAGATGTTGATTTGACAGGAAAAAAATTACCTGTGTCTGAGTACAACAAAACCAATCAAGAAACCATTGATATTACAAGAGTTGATAAGATTCCTAAACCAGTGAATATAAGATTTAAAAATATATTGGCTAATCAAGGATTATTAGAAGATGAAACCAGAGGATTGACCACATCCAGTGCGAGAAGAGAAGTACCTAGTTCTGTATTTGGATTCAACACCCCTGGACCGGTTGATAAAGATTTTGCTGTGTTTTCGAGATTAGGTGGGTCGAGTTTGGTTATGGACGACGGTGATAATTCGTTCGTAAGGAAAACTCTTGCCAAAGATGGTCCTTCGGATTATGTAAATCTAATAGATTCGGATGAAAATTATTTTACGGCTGACAAGCAAGTCAATGTACCACACAATGAACTGTTCAGAATACGTACTCGTACAGGACATCAAATATTGCTACACAATTCAGAAGATTTGATTTATATTGCCAATGCCAATGGCACAGCCTGGATTGAAATGACTGCGAATGGCAAGATAGATTTCTTTGCTCAAGACAGCATCAGTATGCACACTCAAACAGATTTCAATTTCAAAGCAGACAGAGATGTGAACGTGGAGGCAGGACGCAGTATAAATCTTAAAGCAAGAAGCAGTATCACAGAAGAATCTTTAGGCAGTCACACAGTGACAGTGGGAACCAATCAAACAATCACAGTTGCTAATTTACAAACTGTGTCGGTGGGAACGACCAATCATTATGCCACAGGAAATATCAATCAGGATACTGGTGGAGTGATAAATCTAAACAATGGTTTTGCTGTTGAAACTCCTCCTACACCTTTGAGTACTCATGAAAATCCTGGAGAAAGTTACGGCAACATCATGAAAAGAGTGCCTCAACACGAACCTTGGAGTCATCATGAAAATTTTGATCCGCAATCAGTTTCAACAGGAAAAACTGATAGAACGACAATAGAACAGATATCTACGGGCAAACCAACAAATATTCCTGACACATTTAGGAATGGTAGAGTTTAAAGGAAGTAAATATTAGTATGGCTGACAAAAAACTATTTAAAGAGATCACACTAACACAAAAGAATACCAAAAGTCTGAAGCCTACTCAAAGAGCATACAGAGGCATCAGCACAGTGAACAATGATAACACAAAATTTTCTTTATTTGATGTAGCATTGATCAAACAAGACATTATCAATCATTTCCATATCAGCAAGGGTGAAAAATTAGAAAATCCTGAATTTGGCACAATAATTTGGTCTGCTCTGCATGATCCTTTTACAGATGAATTGAAACAAGCAATCATAGAAGATGTAAACAACATATTCGATTCAGATCCGAGAATTAACGCCAACAAAGTGTTGGTTACACCATATGAATCCGGTTTACAAATCGAGGTAGAATTAACCTATTTGAATTACAACATTTCAGAGCAATTAAGACTTAAATTCGATGAAGATAACGGATTATTGAATTAAATGCTCAGTTTATGTTCTACAATAAATAGTGCTATAACAAAAGGAAGCCATGTCATCAACAGACAGACAAAATAGATTATTACTAGCAGAAGATTGGAAAAGAGTTTACCAATCTTATAAAAATGCTGAATTTCAAAGTTACGATTTCGACAATCTACGTCGAACAATGATTCAATACCTTAGAGACAATTATCCAGAAGATTTCAATGACTATATCGAATCATCAGAATATCTGGCATTGATTGATTTGATTGCCTTTTTGGGACAAAACATATCTTACAGAATTGATTTGAATGCTAGAGAAAACTTTTTAGAAACTGCTGATAGAAGAGAATCTGTTTTAAGATTGGCTAGATTAATCAGTTACAATCCTACTAGAAATCAATGTGCAAATGGACTGTTAAAAATATTAGGTGTAAGTACTACAGAAAATGTAACAGATTCTAACAATTTAAATCTATCAGGACAAACAGTGACATGGAATGATCCAGGCAATTCAAACTGGAGTGAACAATTTACAAGAGTTCTCAATGCCAGTTTTAATGAAAACGAAAAATTTGGTTCGCCGACAAAATCAGGAACTGTAGATGGAATATCAACATTTCAATATAATGTTAATTCTACCAACACAGAACCACCTGTGTTTAGTTTTAGTAAAAATATAGATGGTTTAAATTTAGATTTCGATATTGTATCAACCACTTTTAATGATGGACAAATTCAAGAAGTTACACCGGAAGCAGGCGCACAACTGTCAATGTTGTATAGAGATGACAGTAGAGGAAATGCCAGTTCTAACACAGGGTTCTTTTTACACTTCAGACAAGGTGTGCTGGATCAAGGAGATTTTAATATCACAGTGCCTAGCAACAATCAGGCAGTAAACATTTCTAGTTCTAACATTAATAATACTGATGTTTGGTTATGGTCTTTGGACGACAATAACAATGAAAGAGAATTATGGACCAAGGTGAGTTCAGTTGAAGGTAACAATGTAATTTACAACTCAACAGCAAAAAATTTAAGAAACATTTATGCTGTACTCACAAAGAGATTAGATACCATTCAAATTAAATTTTCAGACGGAACATTTGGAAACTTGCCTCAAGGAAATTTTAGAGCATATTATAGACGCAGTGAAAACAGAACAATAAGAATTACACCAGACGATATGCAGAATATCTCAGTTGATATACCTTATCTTTCTGCGAACAACCAAAGCGAAATATTAACTGTTACACTTGGATTACAGTACACTGTTGATAACGCAACCACTTCTGAAACAAATGAAAACATTAAAAATAATGCTCCGTCAACGTACTATACACAAAATAGAATGATTACTGGAGAAGATTACAATGTTGCACCACTAGGAACCAATCAAGAGATTATTAAAGTAAAAGCAGTCAATAGAACAGCAAGTGGAATTTCAAGATATTTTGACTTAATTGATGCCACTGGCAAATACAGCAACACAAATATATTTGGAAACGACGGGGCAATTTACAAAGAAGAATTCGAAAATATTGATTCTTTTACTTTTAACACTCAAACTGATGTAGAAGGAATAATATTAAACAAAATAGAACCTTTGTTGTCAAACAAAAAAGTAAGGAACTATTACATTGAAAAATTTCCTAAGATATTCTTAACAGATTTGAATACCACTTGGACAGCAGTTACATCGTCTACCAACAAAACTACTGGTAAAATATTTGATTCCACCACCAACATAGATTATCAAGTTGGAACGTTTACAGCCAGTCAGTTAAAATATATTGAATCAGGATCAATGATAAAATTTGTAGCACCAAATGGATATCATTTTATGTCCGACGGCGCACTGATGCAGGGCACACCAGATCATTTAGGCTCTAAGGATTACATATGGACGTCTGTGGTGAGGGTATCCAATGATGGTACAACCAATGCTACAAATGGTGAAGGACCTATTGTGTTGAATGACATTGTTCCAACAGGTGCTTTGGCAGTTCAAATTTTACCTAAGTTTTCAAAATTTTTAACAGATGATGTTAAGACGCAAATTATAGACCAAACTTTTGCTTATAATAACTTTGGATTAAGATATGATTTAAACACAAGAACTTGGCAATTGATAGATGAAAACAATTTGAATCAGTTTGGACAATTTTCAACAGGAAAAGCAGGCGACTTAACTAATCAACAACTTGATTCCAGTTGGTTGTTAAAATTCATCAATGATGGTGAGACATACACAATTACAACAAGACAGTTTAGATATGTTTTTGAATCCAAAAGAGAAGTTAGATTCTTTTATGATAGTGCTGATAGAAATTTTAATGCTGTGACTGGAGAAACATTACAAGATAAAATATCAGTATTAAACATTAACAACAAACCAGATAGCATAGACTCTTTCACAACAGACACGGAATTTTCTATCAGCACAGAGTATAGAACTGTTGCTGGTTATGTGGACAGTTCAAAAGTTGAATTGACTCACTACGATTCTGATCAGGATGGTGTTGTTGACGATCCAGAGGCTTACAGTAAAGTGGTCGATCCCACAGTAAATGTGTTGGAAAAATTAGTTTTTCAAAAAATTGTAGATGTTCAAGACGGCACTAAACGTTTTCAATATGTTGATCCTACAGAAGAAGGTATATTTGTAAGACAAAGTTCGGTTGGAACAATAGCAGATTATCCAAATGGTTCAATTGTTTATGTTTATGATCTAGATAGTTTCAAAAAAATTAACACTACTACTAATACTACAACAACTTCAACTGATTATGTGGCAAGAGTTGGTAGAGACAAATTAAAGTTTCAATATATTCATACTGTGGACGGGAACACAAGATTAGATCCAAGTTCTACCAACATAATCGATATGTATATCTTAACTAACACATACGACACAGATTTTAGACTGTGGTTAGAAGGAACGATCAAAGATAAGCCTCTGTTACCTAGCAATGATGCTTTGTATAATAATTTTAATAGTCCATTGTCTGAAATTAAGTCTGTAAGTGATACAATCATTTATCATCCAGTCAAATACAAAATTTTATTTGGTTCAACTGCTGACAGTGAGTTACAAGCAACATTTAAAATTGTAAAAAATACTGATGAAGTTGTCAACGACAACGAGATTAAAACCAAAGTAATCAGTGCTATCAATGAATTTTTTGCTCTTGAAAATTGGGAATTCGGAGACACATTTTATTTTTCAGAATTGAGCACCTATGTGATGTTGGAACTTGCTCCAGATATATCATCATTCTTAATTGTGCCAAATCAAGGTTCACAAACTTTTGGAAGTCTACATGAAATTAAATCAGAAAATGATGAAATTTTTATCAGTGGAGCAAAAGTTTCCGATGTGGAAATTATAGATTCTGTTACAGCAACTGAAATCCGTGCTAGTGGAACAGTGATAAACAGTTCTGAATCTAAGAACGTAGGTTTAAGCAGTTCTTCAGGAGGCTCTAGTGGAGGTAGTGGATACTAATGGCATTCGACGACAATCAAAAAGACTATCCTGTACCAACAGGCGATAATTCTAACAAAAGAGAGTCTGCCGAATTATTACCTAAATATTTTAGAACACCTGTAAATCAAAAATTTTTACACAGCACTCTTGATCAATTAATTTCACCAGGCACAGTAGAAAAAATAAACGCTTTTTATGGCAGTAAAACTACTCCTGCTTATAAAAATAGCGATTTGTATCTGCCTGAAGTTTCTAATGATAGAGCAAATTATAAATTTGAACCTGCTATTGTGCAAAAAGATGATCTTGGTAATGTAAACTTTTATAACGATTATCTAGATTACATTAATATTATAAAAAGTTTAGGCGGCACAGTTGACAATCATTCCAATGTGAATGCTCAAGAGATTTATGCTTGGTCTCCTAAGATCAATTGGGACAAATTTGTAAACTATAGAGAATATTTTTGGATGCCTTATGGTGCTACAACAGTTTCTATTGTTGGACAGCAAAGAAATGTTACAAGCACTTATTCAGTTACAAAATCTGATCAAGGAGACAATTATGCTTACATTTTTACTCCAGATGGTGCGACAGCCAATCCTACATTAAAATTGTATAAAGGACAAACTTATGTGTTTAATATATCCTCGCAAGGATTACCTTTCACAATCAAAACCAAAAGAGACCTGAGCGATGATTTCAATTTTCAGGATGGAGTGTCAGCACAAAAAGTAGAAAACGGACAGATAACTTTTGAAGTCAAAGACACTGCTCCAGATATTTTGTATTATGGTGCATCTAATGACATTAACTCTTATGGCTTAATACAGATACAAAACATTGAAGAAAATTCTGTGATAGATGTGTCACAAGAAGTGTTAGGTAAAAAAACTTACACTTTGAGCAATGGTGTTTCACTCAGTAACGGAATGAAAGTGGATTTTAAAGGCAACGTAACTCCTGCAGAATACAGTGAAGGCGAATTTTATGTTGAAGGCGTTGGAGAAGCAATTCAATTGATTAGAGTTCAAGATCTAGAAGTGGTCAGTTCATACACCGAAAGTGTGGACGTTCCTTTTGATACACAGAATTTTGACACAGTGGGTTTTGGCACAGCAACGTCTTATGCTCTTAATAAAGACTATGTGGTGATCAACAGAGCCGCTCCAGACAAAAATCCTTGGTCTAGACACAATAGATGGGTGCATAAATCGGTTATAGAAGACAGCGCCGAAGCCAATAATTCATTACCTTCTTTTGATGTTTCAGCAAGAGCAAAAAGACCTATAATAGAATTTGAAGCAGGATTAAAACTTTACAATTACGGAACTTTTTCTAAAGGCACTATTGATTTAATTGACACTGTTACTGCAGATATAATGAGCGACATCGAAGGATCAACGGGGTACTTTGTTGATGGTGTTGAATTAACAAATGGTATGCGTGTATTATTCACAGCAGATGAAGATCCTTTATATAACAACAAGATTTACGAAGTAAAATTTATAGATTTTACAGTCAATAACAAAACAACAAGACAAATATCGTTGGTTCAAACAGATAACTCAGATTCTTTATTAAATGAAACTGTTCTAGTAAGCAACGGGGCAAAAAATCAAGGCACTATCTTTTTTTATGACGGAGCAGTTTGGAAAAAAGCACAAGAAAAAACCACAGTAAATCAACAACCTTTATTTGAATTGTATGATAATTCTGGTTTTAGTTTTGGCGATAGCACAGCGTATCTAAACAGCAGTTTTGTTGGAAACACTCTGTTCAGTTACAAAAAAGGCACAGGGTCAAATGACCAAGAACTAGGTTTTCCATTAGTTTATAAGAATGTGGAAAACGTTGGTGACATTGTGTTTTCATTTGATCTTGTTCAAGACAGTTTCAATTATCAAGAAAATTTACAAACTTTAAGCAAAAGCACAGAAGTTTCATTTTTAAGAAAGTATAAGACTAGAGATGAATATACTGTGTTGTCTGCTTGGGAAAAATCTAATGAAGAAAGTTTTCAAAGAATAATTAGACAGTTTGATAGCACTGAAAATTTACTTAATGATTTTCCTGTAGACTGTGTTGATAATTCAGCCAATATATCTGATTTAAACGTTAAAGTTTTTGTTAATGGGATTATAAAAGTTGAAAACCAAGATTATGAATTAAACCGTATAGATGGAGTTGTATACGTAAGATTTAATAATGATTTAACAGCAGAAGATTCCTGCGTGTTAAAAGTAAAAACTAGCACAACAAAAAATGATATTGGTTATTATGAGGCGCCTAAAAACTTGATTAATAATCCATTGAATCAAAACATCACTGAATTCACACTTGGACAAGTGACTGATCACGTTCAAGATATAATAACTGAAATTCCAGGTTTCCAAGGAAACATTATTGGCGCAAATAATTTACGTGATTTAGGACCATTATCTCCATATGGTAAAAAGTTTGTACAGCACTCTGGACCAATCGGTTTATCATCGTATCTTTTAGGAAGAAAAGATGTAAACATTCTTAAATCAATAGATTTTGCTCAAGAAAGATATCCAAGATTCAAAAGAGCATTCTTGAAAACGTTAGATACACTGGGTTTTGAATCAATCCCAAGAGAGATGGTGGATCGTGTTTTACAAAAAATGAACATGGAAAAGAAAAGCAAAGATGCTTTCTATCAATCGGACATGGTGGGTGCAGGAGCAAAAAAAACAACACGACACACAGTATTAGATTTGGACAGTCCATTTTTTGCTATCTCAAGCAGTTTTGATTTAACAAAACTTTCTAACCAAGCCATTTACGTTTACTACGAAGACGAACAATTAATTCACGGCAAAGATTATGTGTTTCAAGATTCATTTGTAAAAATTGAAAAAACTATAGAATTAAACAAGACTGTTACAGTTGTTGAATATGAAACAACCAACGGCAATTATATTCCTGAAACGCCAACAAAATTAGGTTTGTATCCTAAATATGAACCCAAAAAATATTTAGATAGAACTGCTATTGAACCCATTGAAGTGATTCAAGGTCATGACGGCAGTTTGACAGTAGCATACGGAGATTTCAGAGATGATATTATCCTTGAGTTAGAAAAAAGAATTTTTAACAATATTAAGGTAAACTATAATGATAGTTTATTTGACTACAGAGAACTATTTCCAGCCAAATATAGAAATAATAAATTTTCTTTTAATTCTATTAATAAAACTTTATTAAGAAGTTTTAACAAATGGCACACATTTGTTGGTAATCAAGACTATACTGAGAATAATTTTTATGATTCACAAAACAGTTTAACATGGAATTATTCTGAAATGACAGATAGTACAGGTGAAAAATTACTAGGCTTCTGGAGAGGTGTTTACAAATATTATTACGATACTGACAGACCAAACATTACTCCTTGGGAAATGTTAGGATTTACAGAAGAACCGTCGTGGTGGGAATCAGTATATGGTCCAGCACCATACACAGGCGACAACCTAGTATTGTGGCAGGATTTGGAAAACGGAGCAGTTAAAGAACCAAATAAAAAAACTGTAATAATTGACAAATATAAAAGACCTGGATTAACATCAAATATTCCTGTAGATAGTGATGGTAATATATTAAGTCCATTTAAATCTGGATTAGCAAAAAATTATGTTGCTAGTCTAACAAAAGACAAATTTAAATTTGGAGATCACTCTCCTGTAGAAAATGCTTGGAGAAGAAGTTCAGATTATCCATTTGCTATACTAAAAAGTTTCTTGCTACTACAACCTGCTAAAATAATTGGTTTAGGATGGGACATATCCAGAACTGTTAGAGACAGTTCGGGACAAATAGTTTACAACAATGGAACAAGAATCAATCTCGATAACTTGTTGTTTCCTAGTTCTATCAATGATAACAGTCAAATATTAACAGCAGGGCTAGTAAACTATCTATATGAATTTATTGAAAATAATCTATTGACCAGTTACAATGACTTCAAAAAACAAATTCAATCTCTGACAACACAAATTGGATTTAAATTAAGAGGTTTCAGTAACAAAAACAAATTTAAATTAGTATTAGACAGTAAAACTCCGGTGAACAGTACCACATTATTTGTGCCAGAGGAAAATTATTCATTGTTTAAAAATAAAAGTCAACCAATTGAACTGTTAACTTACAGTGCATTGATCATTGAAAAACGAGCAAGTGGATACAGCATAAGAGGTTATGACAGAGAATATCCTTATGTGACATATTTGCCACCATTACAATTGGCTAAAGATCCTTTGATCACAGTGGGAGGTGTTAGTGCATCATACGTAAATTGGTCAGAAAACAAAAGATATGATGCTGGTTCATATGTAAAATATCAAAATGAATTTTTTGCTGTAGAAACTACACACATTTCAGATGCTAGTTTTGATGTGAGTAAATTTATCAAATTAAATGATCTGCCTATTGAAGGTGGAGTTCAAGCATTTTTAAGAAAAGAATTCGAACAACAACCAAATGAATTTGCATATGGCACAGTGTTTGAAAGTGTTCAACAGGTAGTTGATGTTATTTTAGGTTATGGAGCGTACCTGCAGAGTAAAGGTTTTGATTTCAATCAATTCAATGATCAATTAGAATTAGTAGCAAACTGGCAGTTAAGCACAAGAGAATTTATGTTTTGGACCACACAAAATTGGGATGAAGGATCGGTGATTTCTTTAAGTCCAGCATCACGTAGATTAAAATTGAGCACTCAATCATCAGTGGCAGATAATATTTTCAACAATTATTACACTACTGGAGTGTTACAAGAAAATGGAAACAAACTGGATAAAAGTTTTTTAAGAATAGTGCGCCAAGGCAATGACTTTGAAATCTTTACAAAAAATACATCTAACGGTATCTATCTAGTCAAAATTCCTTTGATACAGATAGAACACGTGTGTTTGTTAGATAATTCAACGCAATTTAATGATTTGATATTTGATCCGGCAAGTGGAGCCAAACAAGAAAGAATAAAAGTAATTGGATACTTGACCGAATGGGATGGATCACAATCTATTCCTGGGTTTGTTTTTGATGATGCTATCATCACAGAATGGGCACCGTTCACAGATTATCCAATGAGTTCTGTTGTAAAATACAAACAGTTCTACTACACAGCAAAAACCAAATTAAAAGGCGCTGACGCTTTTAATAATCAAGATTGGAGAAGATTAAACGAAAAACCAACCAGTCAGTTATTATCTAATTTTGAGTACAAAACAAATCAATTCAGTGACTTTTATGATTTGGATTCAGATAATTTTGATGCATCACAACAAAGACACGCACAGCATTTGATAGGGTATCAACCAAGAGAATATCTGCGTAACATTATAAATGATGATGTCAGCCAGTACAAGTTCTATCAAGGCATGATCCAGGACAAAGGCACCACAAATGTGCTTA